GCTAAATACCTTGTGGGTCAGTCCCCAGCGTATGCTTCCTATATTGCCGTGGGCTGTGGAGCAAAGCCATTAGATCCAGATCCAGAAGTTCCATTTGGAGACTATTCTAACCAAACCTCACTTGACTTTGAAATGTTTCGTGTTCCAATTACATCTAGAGGATATATAAAAGATGACGATGGAACTGCTAAAGTTGTACTTACAGCAGAACTTCCAACAGAAGAAAGATATGAGATTTCTGAAATTGGAGTTTATTCTGCGGGTGCAAATCCAACTGCTGGCGCTTATGATAGCAAAACATTATTTTCATTTTCTGAGTCAGAAGGTTGGGAATATAATAATCAAATTGCATTAATACCAAAATATGAACCATTAGATTCCACTGGGTCTAGCGGAGAAATACATATTAAAGACAATGGTTCAGACCTGATGGCATTTACTACAAATGCAAATAATAGAATTTTTACAAACCCTGAAAGAGTTGAGCGGTACGAAAGATGTAGATTTTTAAATAATATTGTAATTACAAATGGGTCAATGTCAAACCTATCAACAGAAATGGTAGGTGGGGTAAAAAGACTTAAGGCAAACACTGGAAGCAATTATGTAGGTCTAACTGGAACAGCATTAAACTTAAGTAAAAATGCTCCTACGGATGAAATAAGGCTTGCCTTTTCAGTTGTCAATAAAAATGCAAATAATGTTTCACCAATTAATCCAGACAAGGTGTATATATTAATTGAGTTTTCAGACACAGATGTTTATGGAGAAGGTCAGTGGGCAAGGTTTGAGGCAATCATAGAAGACTACGATTTTGCAAGTAACAGATATATTGTTAGTACTAAACAATTACAAGAACTAAGAAAAAGCAGCACGGGATTTAACTGGGACTCTGTAAACACTATAAAGGTTTACACCTCAGTGTTTATTGAAAACGATGTTCTTTCTGATGATTTTTATATTTGTTTAGATGCTGTTAGACTGGAAAATGTTACATCGATAAATCCTTTGTATGGTTTGGTTGGGTACTCTGTAATTAAAAACATAGACGCTGCAACTGTGATTAAAGAATCAAACACAACAAGTTATATTGAATTTAGATTTGGGATGAATATTAATAATGGCTGATCAAGGTGTTAAAAAAATAATTATTCCAAGATCATCTTTGCCACCAGCAGGCAAGGATGGAGAATACCTGGTTCGCTATAGAATAGCGTCACAAGATAAAAATAGATACTCACACTGGTCTTTAATTCATAAAGTTATTGGCAAAAGCCTACAGCCAGTGAGTGGCAGAATTGAGAGGGTTAACTCTATTATTGTAGTTGCCTGGGATTCTGTACCCAACATATCATCTTATGATATATTTACAAAATATAATAATGAAACAGAATATACATACCATGGAACCGCTACCTCAAATAACTATTCTATTATTAGTCAGGGCGGAACCAGTATAGAGATAGCGGTACAAATAGGCGGTATATTCAAAGAACGAAGAGATAGCAATACTATCTATACTGGAACTTTAAGTTTGGTATAATTATACAGGAGGAATTATGGCACAAATATCACCACCAGAACGAGGACAACCTTTAGACGTAAACTATATTTACAGTATAGTTAATGCAGTAAATGAGTTGTCTAAGCAAATATCACCATCATCTTCAAAGTATGTGACGATTGATATACCAGGAGATGGGCCAAGATCGGTTAAGGCTTCTGAGGCAAGAATTATTGGAACAGAAAAAGTAGTTGTAACTAACTCATCAAAAAATATTGGCGATGAGGAAACTTTTGAATATGTGTTTCCAGCAGAGTTTAAATTTAAACCAGTAGCAACTGCTACTCCAGTCAACATAGGTCAGACTAATGCTGGAGAAAATGTAACCGTAGTTTTAAAAAGTGTAGGAACTTCACGTGTGGAGGGCCTAGTTCGATTTAATGAAACTGGAAACTTATCTGTATCCGTAAACATATTGGTCGTCGGTATACCTCTTTAATGATAAGTTGTAAGAAATGTTTTCGCAAAATGTTAATAGACAGGGTATACAACTCAGTCTCACATTTAGAGATATACTGTTTGGCTTGTGGATCAAGAAGATTTTTCCATCCGCCATCTGATTCAGAGGAAGGTCGATGGCTACTAAAAAAGGAAATAGAACGAGCCAAGAGTACAATGGCGCTCCTGTAATACCTGGAAATAAAAAAGTTTGGTTTTTAAATAAAGATCTTGTTAGGATTGTGCATTATAACAGATCAAATGGCATTATGTCAATATACAATATTAACAAAGACAGATTAGAAAGTTGCTTGATTAATGATTTTAAAACTAAAAGAGAACGTGCTTATACAGTAGGAGAAACTGCTGATCTTGTTAATAGACATAAAAAGTATATGCCTTCTTTAATGAAGCGTGGAATTATTCCATTTCCAACAGGATCACAAAAAGGTGGGGAGCGTGGATGGCAAGTAAGATCATATTACTCCGAATCGCAAGTAAGAGAGATTCGTGATATACTGGCTACATACCATATTGGTAGACCAAGAAAAGATAACTTAATAACAAACGATATCACACCAACAAAGGCTGAGTTGACTCGCAGGATGGGTGATGGTATACTTACATATACGAAGACTGAAGACGGTAGATTTATACCAATTTGGTCTGAATCAATATAACAGAAGGGTATGAAATGGAAAACGAAGATACAAAGGTATCTGTTACATTGGGATACACTCTTAACCTTGGTAACTTTCAATCACTAAGACTTGATCTTGGTGTTGTTGATTCAAGACGTAATGGAGAAACTCCAGACCAGGCTTTTGAGCGTGTGTATAAATTTGTTGAAGATAAACTAGCAGCAAAGATAGCAGAAGCAAAGGTTGAACTAGAAGAAAGCAACTAGTATGACCGACAAGCAGAGTAAGTGGGCATTGCTTAGTCGTTTTGACAAGCACTATAAGTTTAAGATGGGGCATGCTCCAACACATAATAAGTGGAAAGAGCAGAAGTCAGCAGAAGTTCTTGTTGAGTCCTATACACTAGAAACTTGCTATGCTTTGCTAGAATACTATTTTGAAGTTACAGATAATCCTACTTGGAATCATTTCTCGTACATTGCAGATGATATACTAAAAGCAAAGACTATAGAAGAAAAAGACTTACATGATCGTGAACAACGTAAACAATTAGCAAAGGAGTGGTTGAGTGAATAATACAGAATCTAAACTAATCTCAGCCGTTCTTCAAGACAAGCAAGCGCATGTTTTGTTGCAGGCAAATGTAGAGAATATACTAACCACACATCTAGATGTATGGCAGTTTATTAGAAAATATTATGAGGGAAATGGCACAGTTCCTCCAGCAGACTTGGTTGTTGAAAAGTTTAGAGACTTTGATCCAGTCAGTGGTGTTGGTTCTACAAAGCATCACCTTGAAGAATTACAGTCAGAGTATTTAACAAATAGTTTAAAAGATATTATTAGATCTGCTGCTACTGACGTGCAGGGTGGTTTGGGATTAGATGCCCTTGAATCCCTTATAACTAAAACAGCAGAACTTAGAAAAAATACAGCAGCCATTCGTGATATCGATGTTACAGATTTAGATTCTGCAGTTGCATATTTTGAAAATTTAAAGAAGCAGCAGGAGTCTGGAGCACTTGGTATTAAAACAGGTTTGCCAGGTTTTGATAATTATTTACCTTCAGGAATTATGCCAGGGCAACTAGGAGTCTTCCTTGCATACCCAGGTATCGGAAAGTCTTGGTTGTCTCTCTATTTCGCTGTGCAGGCTTGGAAGCAGGGTCGTAGCCCTATGATTATCAGCCTTGAAATGTCTGAGGTCGAAGTTCGTAACCGTGTCTTTGCAATTATGGGAGAAGGACTTTGGTCGCATAGAAAGTTAAGTTCTGGTAATATTGAAATGGATATGCTTAAATCCTGGCACACAAAAACTGTTCAGGGCAGACCAGAGTTCCATATCATATCAAACGACACTGGTGGAGATATTAATCCAATGGTGCTTCGTGGAAAGATTGATCAGTACAAACCAGACTTTGTGATTGTTGACTATTTACAATTGATGTCACCAAATCAAAAATCTGATAACGAAACAGTTAGAATGAAAAACCTTTCTCGTGAATTAAAACTAATGGCTATTTCAGAAGAGGTTCCAATCATTGCCATATCTTCTGCCACACCAGATGATGTTACTAAACTTGAGACAGTACCAACCCTTGGTCAAACTGCATGGTCAAGACAGATTGCCTATGATGCTGACTGGGTTCTAGCATTAGGTCGAGGGGCTAATAGTGATATTATTGAGTGTGTATTTAGAAAGAACCGTAATGGTTTTATGGGTGAGTTCTTAGTTCAGGCGGACTTTGATAAGGGATATTACAGGTATAAGGATTATGAAGATAAGTCAGTATAATATGCTCCATGGAGACATTTCAGCACAAGCCCATCAAAAGGTTTGCTTTGGACGGGGTCATTAATGATGACGCTGCCATATACAGATTACAGCAGGAATATATCAGGCTACTGGTATCAGAGATGCGATTATCTGGCTATGCTCCAAGAATTGACATCGATCCACAATTTACATTATCATATAACGAAAACAAAAATTATTTTCAATTCCAATTAAGCGTATACGGAATATATGTAGGGAGAAAGAAATCAGAATGGATACTAGGGATAGACGGAACCAAGCCAGTATATACACAGCAGATCAAATCAAAAGAGTACTCGCAGGATCTGGCGTAACTGTAGAAAAAGAAGCAGAGTCTGAATACATAGTATTTTGCCCATTCCACTCAAATCATAGAACCCCTGCTGGAGAAATAAATAAGTATACTGGATTGTTCTTTTGTTTTTCATGCAGCAAAACAGCAGACTTAATAGAACTCGTAATGTATTTTTCCAATAGAACATATTTTGAGTCTGTTAGATTTATTAAAAGTAAAGAGGTTGAGACAAACATCCTGTCTGAGGTTAACAATAAGTTAATTGAAAAAGAAGAATGGACAGAGTTTGATATGTCTGTTGTTAATAGGCTTCACGAACAGGCGCTTAATTCCGAAAGAGCAAAAGAGTATTTTGTTAAAAGAAAGATTACTAAGGAATCTGTTATAAAATTTAAACTTGGCTATTCTGAAAACCAAGATATGGTTTCTATTCCAATACAAAATAGTGATGGGCTGTGTGTAGGGTTTGTTGGAAGATCTGTTGAGGGTAAAGACTTTAAGAACACATCTAGACTTCCAAAGTCTAAATTACTATTTAATTTAAATAGAGTAAAGACTGCATCTAAGGTTTATGTAGTGGAGTCATCCTTTGATGCCATTAGGTTAGACCAGGTTGGCTTTCCAGCCGTTGCGACATTGGGTGCTAACGTATCATCCAAACAAATAGATTTGCTTCAAAAATACTTTAGTGATATAATTATTATTGCTGATAATGATGAGGCAGGCGGTAACATGAAAGAAAAGATAGTCGAAAGACTAAATGGAAATGTTACTGTGATTAACTTAGATAAACAATATAAAGATATAGGCGACATGGACGATAAGTCAATAAAAGAATTGGAATACCAATTTGACAAATCAATATTGTCTATGCTACAATAGAAAAAACAAGGAGAAATAATGAATAAAATAGTAGGACTAAAAAACATCAATGCTTTACTAGATAAGAAGACAGACGAAAACGGTCCAAAGGTTCGCTGGCTAAAGTTAGCAGACGGCCAGGCAGTAAAGATTAGATTTATTGAAGAGTTGGACGAAGACTCTGCAAACTATAATGAAAAGCGTGGACTTGCATTCGTTGTTAAGGAACACACAAATCCAAAGGATTACAAGCGCAAGGCTGTAGACACAATGGATACAGAAGGCCGTGACTGGGCTGAAGAGATGTATCGCAAGGATCCAAAGGGAAATAGTGGATGGCGTGGTCGTCTTCGTTTCTATTGCAACGTTCTTGTCGACGACGGTATCGAAGCACCATATGTTGCAATCTGGTCAATGGGTATCAGCAAGCAATCATCTTTTAATACAATTAAAGAGTATGCTATGGAAACAGGTAGCATCTCTAACGTACAGTGGAAGTTAAAGCGTAATGGTCAGGGAACTGAAACATCTTACACTTTGATTCCTTCTGCTCCAGATAAGGAGCCTTTCAACTGGGAAGGTGTTGAACCATATGCTCTAGAGAAGGCATTGCGTCGAGTTCCATATGCGGAGCAAGAAGCATTCTATCTAGGTTTTGATTCACCTTCATCTACATCAGCGACGAATATCGACTGGTAGTAGATGAACTACGTACCACTACACTTACATACTCACTTTTCATTGTTCGACGGTATTGGGTTGCCGTCTGAATATGTAGATCGTGCTACAAAATTGGGTATGCCTGCAATTGCGATTACAGACCATGGCTCCCTTTCTGGCCACAGAGAAATGTATCGTATTGCCAAAGCAAGTGGTATCAAACCTATTCTTGGCATAGAAGGTTATATGTGTGAAGATCGCTTTGATCATAGAGATAAAAGCGAAAGAACCGATCAACTTGATATGGTTTATAACCATATAATTCTTCTAGCCAAGAATAAGGTTGGATTAGAAAACCTAAACAAACTAAATGAAATTGCTTGGACAGAAGGATATTACAAGAAGCCAAGAATAGATTTTGAAGTTTTGTCTAAGTACAAAGAAGGTATTATTGTATCTTCTGCTTGTCCAAGTGGAATAATTGCTAAGTCAATTGAACTTGGTGAACTTGGTATGGCAAAGAAATATATCAAGTGGTTTAAAGAACAGTTTGGCGATGATTATTACCTTGAGGTAATGCCACATAATGATGACTCAATAAATAGAAACATTTTATTGTTAGCCGATGAATTTAAGGTTAAGCCAATTGTTACTCCAGACTGTCACCATGTTGATCCATCACAAAAAGAAATTCAAGAACTAAAACTTATCTTGAATACATATTCCAATAAAATTCAAAAAGATGCCACATATGAAAAGTCAAAAAAGCAGGGTGACTTAATGAGGCGTTTAGACTACCTATATGGTGCAGATAGACAGATGTCGTTTAATAAGTTTGACATACATCTTCTTTCTTATGAAGAGATTCAGGCTGCTATGGAAAAGCAAGCAATCTGGAGAACTGATATTTATGAAAATACAATTGACCTTGCTAATAAGGTTGAAGACTATGAGATCCAAGATAATCTAAACCTCCTTCCAGTTCAGTATAAAAATCCAGACAAGCAATTAAAAGAATTGGCTATGGCTGGTTTGGTAGAAAAAGGTCTTGATACAAAACAAGAATATCTTGATAGACTTGAAGAAGAGTTAACTGTAATTCAGGATAAAAAGTTTGGTCCATACTTCCTTGTTGTTCAAAGCATGATATCTTGGGCAAAGAAGGAAAAGATTATGGTTGGTCCTGGTCGTGGATCATCTGCTGGTTCTTTGCTTTGCTATGCACTTGGCATCACTGATATCGATCCACTAAAGCATGGATTACTGTTCTTCCGATTTATTAATCCAGAGCGTAATGACTTTCCTGATATCGATACAGATATCCAAGATACTCGTCGTGACGAAGTAAAAGATTATTTAGTAAGGCAGTATAAGCATGTTGCATCTATTGCAACATTTTTAGAATTTAAAGATAAAGGTGTTGTACGAGATGTTGCTCGTGCACTAAATATTCCATTAGTAGATGTTAATAAAGTTTTGAAGTTGGTAGATACTTGGGATGAGTACTGCACATCAAAAACAACTGCATGGTTTAGAGAGAAATATCCAGAGGTAGAGCAATATGGAGAACAATTACGTGGTCGTATTAGAGGTACTGGCATACACGCTGCTGGTGTTGTCACTAGTAAAAATCCTATTTTTAGGTACGCACCGTTGGAGACACGTTCTTCTCCTGGTTCCGATGACCGCATACCTGTTGTGGCGGTGGACATGGAAGAGGCTGAGAAAATCGGACTCATCAAAATCGACGCACTTGGTCTTAAAACCTTAAGCGTTATTAACGATACATTAAATATTATCAAGGAGCGAGAGGGCACTGAGATAGATCTTTTAAGTCTTGATATGGATGATTCCAAGGTTTACCAGATGCTTTCTGAGGGGTATACAAAGGGTGTGTTCCAATGTGAAGCCACACCTTATACCAACCTACTTGTTAAGATGGGTGTAAAGAATTTAGCAGAACTTGCTGCCTCCAATGCCTTGGTTCGTCCAGGTGCAATGAATACTATTGGCAAGGACTATATTGAACGCAAGCACGGCAGACAGGCAGTAAATTATCTGCATCAAACCATGAAACCATTCACACAAGAAACATATGGGTGTATCCTATACCAAGAGCAGGTCATGCAAGCCTGCGTTGAACTTGGAGGGATGTCTTGGTCTGAAGCGGACAAGGTTCGTAAGATCATTGGTAAAAAGAAAGATGCTAGAGAATTTGATGCTTTTCGTGATAGGTTCGTTGATGGTGCTAGTAAGTTTATTAGTCCTAATCAGGCTCGTGATTTATGGCATGACTTTGAGGCGCATGCGGGTTATTCGTTCAACAAGTCTCATGCGGTTGCTTACTCTACGCTCTCGTATTGGACGGCATGGCTAAAGTATTATTATCCAATTGAGTTTATGTACTCACTACTTAAGAATGAAAAGGACAAAGATGCACGAACTGAATATCTTATTGAAGCGAAAAGAATGGGCATTAGCATTAAACTACCTCACATTAACGATTCGGATATTGATTTTAAAATTGAGGGTAAGGGTATTCGGTTTGGATTGTCGGGGATCAAGTTTATCTCTGATAAGATTGCAGAACGATATATATCGGCACGACCTTTTAAGTCTTTCGAGGAAGTTAAAGCCTTTACATTTACAAAAGGTAATGGAGTCAACAGCAGAGCGCTTGAAGCATTAAGACTTATCGGAGCAGCAACGTTTCCTGATAATCCAAGAAATGATGATGAGTTACGAGAACATCTTTATGAATATTTAGGTTTGCCAGAATTTACACAAACAGTTCCATCACATTATCACGCATTCATTAATCCAGTAGAGGACTTTGAAGAAAAGGGTTCATTTATTTTAATGGGTATGGTAAAAGGAATTAAGCGTGGCAAAGGTTGGTCTCGTGTTGAGATCTTAGATAAGACTGGAAGCATTGGAGTATTTGATGAAGAACAAACTACAATTGAGGCTGGACGAAGTTATATTACACTCTGTTCTGATAACAGAATTGTTAGTGCTGTTCCTGTGGACGAGATAAAAGGATCTGACTCTGCTTTAGTTAGATTCTTAAACTACAGAATGTTGCCATACAAAGACGACGAGTTATTTGTGGTATCCTTTAAACCTAGGATAACTAAAGCAGGTAAAAAGATGGCTTCGCTTACTCTAGCAGATACTTCTAGAGAGTTGCATTCTGTAACAGTATTCCCTACAGCATTTGCTAAGGCATATATGAAAATAGAAGAAGGACACGCATACAAGTTTGAATTTGGCAAAACCAAAGATGGCACCGTAATATTGGAGGATGTAAATGTCGGTTAGCATTGAAGATGTATTAGCACAGTTAAACCCTAAGTTAAGAAAGAGTATATTGGTGGGGGATGAAGTTCCAAAGACTGAGTACGCAGCAACACCCAGTCACGGACTTAATCGTGCCCTAAATGGTGGACTACCATATGGAAGACAGGTATTAATATGGGGATCAAAGTCATCTGCTAAATCATCTTTATGTTTACAGACAATTGCATTAGCGCAAAAAGAAGGCAAGGTCTGTGCATGGATTGATGCCGAAATGTCATATGATAAATCATGGGCAGAGAAGTTAGGCGTAGACACATCAAAACTAATTGTTTCTCAGGCTAGAACAATTAATGAAATGGTTGATGTTGGTGTAAATCTCATGGAGGCTGGAGTAGACTTAATTGTTGTAGATTCTATTACATCTCTTCTACCTGCTATTTATTTTGAAAAAGATTCTGACGAACTCAAGCAATTAGAAAACACAAAACAAATTGGTGCTGAGTCTCGTGACTTTAGTAATGCATGGAAGATGATTAACTATGCTAATAATAAGGTTAAGCCAACACTATTTATATTAATTAGTCAATCACGAAATAACATTAATGCAATGTACACAAGCCAACAGCCAACTGGCGGACAGGCTACTAAATTTTATTCCTCTACTGTTGTTAAACTATTTTCATCAGAATCAGATAACCAAGCATTGAAAGGAAAGATATATGTTGGTGACAAGGCTATTGAAGAAAAGATTGGTAGAAAGGTTAGATGGGAACTCCAGTTTTCAAAAACTAGTGCTGCTTTTCAGTCTGGTGAATATGATTTCTATTTTAGAGGCGATACTTTGGGCATTGACTCTGTCGCTGATCTTGTTGATACTGCTGAATCTTTGGGCATAGTTGAAAGAACTGGAGCATGGTATGTTCTGCCAGATGGATCAAAGGTTCAGGGTAGAGATGGATTTGTTAATAGAGTAAGAGAGGATCTTGATCTACAAGATATGATTAAGAATAAGATCAGTGGATAAATACACTATCTGTGAAGGAAAGTTTCCATGCAAGACCTGTAAAAAGGAAGTAAAAACTATGCGGGTTTATCTATCTACTGGGATGGCATCTTGGATGTGTGCAGATAAACATTTATCAGAAGTTCAATTGTTTAAGGTTGGATATAAGAAAGTAAAAAGAAATGACTGAAAAAAATGAAAGTAAAAGGTTAGGGGCAAAGCAGCACAAAAATTCTGGTAGAAATACTAAGAAGGGCGATGCTACTTGGGCAAACTTTACTGTAGACTTTAAAGAGAACTCAAAATCTTTTACGCTTAATCAAGATGTATGGGCTAAAGCAGTTACAGATGCTATACGAAATGGCAACGACCCAGCAATTGTGGTGGTACTTGGCGAGGGTAACAAGAAGGTAAGACTTGCTATAATAGAGTTAGAACTACTAGAACAGATGGTGAATAATGGAACAGAGTAATACAACGCTTGACATGGTAAACGGTTTGTCAGAAATAGCAGAGTACATGGAAGACGAGGAGTTAACCTCTGCCCTAACATTTATTGCTAAGATAATTATAAAGCCAGATATCCCCATGAGCGTGGCTACTGTAGAGATAGTTAGACTACAGGCAATTGCAGCCAAGATGGCATTTAGGGCTACATGGATGGCTAATGTGGATAAGTCAAATAGAGGAAAGAAAAATATTTACTATACAGCAGCAGAGTCAATAAATAGTCTTGTGTCTGCTCTTAAATACATAATTAAGTGATATCTGCTATAATTAATACAAACAAAGGATAACAATGACTAAAAATTTATTGAAGCAAGTAATGATCAAGAGTCCAGAGAAAAAGCATGAATCTAAAGAAGATACAAGTTTTATTGACGGTTTAATAGAAAAAATAGAATCTGGCTACATGACAAAAACAAAGCCAAGGTTTAGTAAGAAGACAAATTTTTCAGCATCCGCTTTAACTTATGGCGCTGGAGAGTGTCCTAGATACTGGTACCTTGCATTTGATGGACAGGTTCATTACGACAACTCTGACGCATTTGGTGTTGCGAATAGAACTAACGGAACACTTGGCCACGAAAGAATTCAGGAGGCCATCGAGGCTTCTGGACTTCTTGATGAAGATATGGAATTAGATCCCATTGAAAGAAAATATAATAAGCAAACTCATCCAGCAATGGAGTTTAGAGTTAAATTAGACGATCCACCTTTTGACGGGTATGGAGATGTCATGCTTAAGCATAATGGGGAAAGAATTATTGGTGAAATTAAAACAATAATGAATGAAGGGTTTGAATACAAAAAGAATAGTAGAAAGCCTAAGATGGGTCATCTTATGCAATTGCTAATCTATATGAAGGTTTGGAAAGTCGGCAAGGGTGTAATGATTTATGAAAATAAAAATAATCATGAGTTGTTGACTTTACCAGTAGTAGTAAACGATCATTACCGTCGGTGGGTAGACCAGGCATTTGATTGGATGAGAACAGTACACAAGTCTTGGAAGGATCGAGAGTTGCCACAAAAGCCTTATCGATCTAATTCTAAAATTTGCAAGGTGTGCCCAATCCAAAAAGCATGTGCTGAAGCAGAGGCAGGGGTAGTTAAAATTAAACCTCTGGAGTTGCTAGAAAATGAAGAGTTGTAGATGGTGCGATCATACATTTGAATCTGATGTATCTTATCAGATATATTGTTCAGAAAAATGCAGAGAGCAAGCCACTAAAGAAAAAATTGCACAAAGATATATTCAAACTAGACGACAAAAGCGTAAGGGTAAGAATAGAACTTGCAAGCAGTGTGGAGAGAAGTTGTCCATATATAACGATGAGCCGTTATGTAATCAATGTGTAATCAATCCAATAGATGTTAAAAAAGTTTTAAAACAAGTAAAAGGATTGTCAAATGACAAAGGCAAAAGAAACAGATAGATATCCAGAAGGCAACTACGGTAAAAAGCCTGGAGTAATTTGCTCTATAGATGCTAGTACTAATAATCTTGCTTTTGCAATATATTCATACAACAAATTAGATTGTTATGGAAAAATAACATTTAATGGTAGAGATATATACGAGAAAATAACTGATGCATGTAAAAAGTCTAAGGCATTGTTTGATCACTATAACTTGGTTGAGGCTATTGTTATTGAGCACACAGTATTTATGAATAGTCCAAAAACTGCAGCAGACCTTGCATTAATACAAGGTGGAATCCTAGGCGGTGCTGGCCTATCTGGTATTCAGGTTATTGGCAAGGTATCTCCAATTACTTGGCAAAATTATTTAGGAAATAAAAGATTAACTAAAGAAGAACAGATTAGGATTAGATCTTTGAATCCTGGAAAGTCAGACTCATGGTATAAATCTTATGAGCGTGAATTCAGGAAGCAAAGAACAATAAAACTATTAGATGTTATTTATGATAAGAAAATAACAGACAATGATGTTGCAGATGCATGTGGCATTGGTCACTGGTCAATAAATAACTGGAATAAGGCTATTGGATTTGACAAGGATGAATCATGAGTGCTAAACTATATACAAGTGAATTATGGCTTAAAAAGAGATATCACATTGATAAGAAATCTCCAGAGGCTATAGCAAAAGAATGTGGGGTAAGCGTGGAAACTATTTATGTATATCTTGCTAAGTTTGGATTAAGGAAGTCAAAGAGATGAAGTTAGAGCCAGTTTTTCCAGATTCACAACAATTTAAATGTGAAGATTTATATTTACTTACAGTAGGAACAGAGGCTGGAAAAGAAATACTAGAAACCTGCCATGAAATTGCCCACATGTTGGTAAAAAAGAATATTGCTTATGGCAACTCAGCCCTTGAACCTGTACGTATATTTTCAAAGGCGGGACCAAGAGAGCAACTACATGTTCGTATAGATGATAAGTTAAACAGACTTATGAAGGGTACAGAGTATCCAGGAGATAATGATATTGATGACTTAATAGGATACTTGGTATTGCTAAAAATAGCAAAGTCAAATGATTTAGGAACTCAGGGGGATTATCAACTTGTCAACTGAAGAAGATTTAATTAAGCATCTTGACGAAATTAATAATGTTGTAGGAGAGTATCTAAAAGGAAATGATGCAACAAAGATTTCCAAAGATCTTTCAATACCAAGAACTCGTGTAGTTCAGCACATCAATGAGTGGAAGGTTATGGCATCTGCCAATGATGCTATTCGTGCTCGTGCTAAAGAAGCACTTGCAGTTGCAGACACACATTATAATAAACTAATTGCAAAGTCGTATGAGGTTATTGATGAGGCATCCATGACCAATAACCTGGGGGCAAAGACTGCTGCGATTAAACTTGTTATGGATATTGAGTCTAAGAGAATTGATATGCTACAAAAGGCTGGGCTTCTTGAGAATAAAGAACTCGCAGAAGAAATGCTACAAATAGAAAAGAAGCAAGAAGTTTTGATGGCAATTCTTAGAGATATAGCATCTGAGTACCCACAGGTTCGTGATGAGATTATGCGTAGACTTTCTGATGTTGCTAAAAAGGATGAAGTGATTACCATTGTCCATGAAGTTTGATGATTTCCTTGAGGCTTTAGCAGATAGTCATTTTGAAGAAACTCCAGTCGATGCAAAGACGTTTGTTGAGTCTCCAGAATATTTAGGTCAGCCAGGATTATCTGATATTCAGTATGAC